GAACAACAATCTGATCTGCCAGTTTTGCAATCTGGAAACTGATATTTTTTTTGCCCTCTGCCCGTGCTTTTCTGATACTCTCATCATGCGGATATACCCTGGATCCGCTTGGCAGATCAATAATCTCACCACCACGCTCATTTACTTGAGCAATACCGCCCTGCCAGTTTCTTGTTCCTTTTGCAAGCATTGGAATCTGTGGCATGCTGAATGTTTTACCACCTACACCAGGAACCCAGTCAGGAATCTTTAATCCATTTAATCCGCCTAAAAATCCATTGATCGTACTGATCAAGCCATTAATAGCGCCTTTAAATGTAGCAATAATTACATCTGCAATTCCACCAAACGTTGTCGCCAGACCCTGCCAGGCTTTATCCCAGTTAAGAGTGAATACGCCGGTTATAAAATCAATAAGCCCGCCAAATGCTGTCATAAGGCCGTCAATAATCGTCACCATCTTATCTATTCCTGTTGCAACACCATTCACAAGCTTGCCTATAGCTATTGTAAGCCCTACAGCAAAGACATGTGCCAGTTGCTTTGCTATTGGTCCAGCAACCGCCCATAATGCTTTAAATTTAGCAATTATACTTTGGATGTGACCGTTTACGCTCTGAAATATCGGCCCCAGATTGCCAAGTGACCGTTTGAATACATCCATATGTCTTCGAACTATGATCACCACTGCAATTAAAGCAAATATTGCAGCAATCACAATTCCCACAGGGCCAGACATTGCCGCAAATGCAAGTTTAAACACACCTCCTGCTTTTGATACTTTTGATATCACGCCCAGAAGCTTTGATGCTCCTGTCACTGTTTTCCCAAAAGCAATTATCACCGGACCTACTGCTGCTGCTCCAGCTGCTAACTTTATAAGCGAATTGACCTGTTCATCAGACATATTGGTAAACCGGTCTGCCACCTTATCTACTACTCCCGTCACCTTTTCAAATACCGGGAGCAACTTCTCACCGACCTGAATACCGGCGTTCTTGATCTTATTCAGTACAATCTGCCAGCGTTCTGACGGCGTAAGCATCTTTTCATAAGACTGTTGTGTCAGGCCTGCAGCGCTGTTCATCTGTCCCAGACAGTTGTTGAAATCATCCAGTCCAGCGCCCGCTAACACCGTCATGGAGTTCAAAGCTTCGACCGATCCAAACAGTTTTGCCATAGCATCCGCATCACCATTTGTCTTTTCCTTGACCTCTTCCATGAATTTTGCCCAGCCTACAGCTTTTAAGTGGGTAGCGCTAAAATCTAAGCCCAGCTTTTTAGCTGTTTTCGATGCGTCCGAAGTCGGTTTAAGAATGTTAGAATAGGCTGCTTTTAAGCCTGTTATCGCTGAGCTTGTAGCAATACCATTTTTTGTAAGAATGGCAATACTGGAAAAAAGCTCATCTGTGGACACATTTAGGGAGTTGGCTACTGGAGTTACTTGTCCAATAGATGATGCCAGTTCTCCGAACGTGGTTTTACCATAGTTCTGTGTCTGTAACATCTGATCTGACAGCTTCTCATAGTCCACAGCCCCACCGAATGAGTTATACACTGTAGTCAGTCCGTCCACCGCCGTTGCTGTATCCGTAAAACCTGCCTTTGCCGCCTTTACAGCTGTTGATACCAGATCCAGTGATTTTTCTGTAGCCGCACCAGCAGAAATGGCATTATATTGGGCTTCTGAGATATCTGTAACCGATACACCCAGCTGATTTGACAGGTCAAGAGTAGCTCTTTTTATCTGATCTATGCTCATTACTGAGGTGTCCGCTATAGTGGACACCTTTGCAATACCATTTTCAAAATCAGAAGCCATTTTCCCGCATGCTACTCCTGCACCTATGATCGGCATGGTTACCGCAGCGCTTACTCCCTGACCTACGCTCTGGATCGTTTTCCCGGCATTGGCAATGCTCTTGCGCATACGATTGCCTTCAGCGGTTGCCTCTGTCATTGCCTTAATCGTATGGCTCATGGGAGACGTAAATTTATCGGTCAACTGTATGATCGCATCTATCACTCTGCTCATTTACGTCCCTCCTCTTATCGTCTTTCTTTCTTCCTTTTCCTGCATCAAAAAAGCCTCCACTACTATCTTTTCTCCTATCGGGAGATTAAAATAGTCGGAAGGCTTCCACCCCTTGTCACGGAACAGGATATACATAATATTTGTTTCCCTGTCCGTGCTTATGAGTTTTTTACTTTTTTCTTTTTGTCTTTACCATATCCACTCAGTTCTGTAACTGCATCAGCGATCTTTGAAATCTCACCGCCATTAAAGAACTTATCTAACAAGTCTTTTGGTGTTGCGCAGCCGAAGTGTTTCTGCAGTTCCCGATCCTTCATATCCGGTGATACCATTCCAGCAAGTGACAGATTTACATTTACGGAGTGGAGCTGTGCAAAGTCCACTGCTCCCTCTTCATCAACCATATTACCGGCAAGCTCCATATATCTCTCACCAGGAATGGCAGCTACAGATACCATAAATGGCTTTCCCATGATATCAGACAGTCTCTTAATTTCAATCTCTTTTCTCGTTTTCCGGACAAGTTTCTCCGGATCCAGCTCCATAAGTGTATTAACAATATTGTTTTCCATAGTCTTCCTCCTACTTTGTTGTATCCAACAGTTCCCAGTCCTCAAAAGTAAAGCTATAAGATTCTTCACCTACTTTTTTCCTTTCCCAGTCTGCAAGGATCATTTTGTCAAATTTGCAATTGTACAGTGCCACTCTTTCGGCACCAATCGCATCCGGGTCTGCGATTTTACTGATAATTGTAAAATTAGGACTTTTACCTTTTTTCAGCTTTTCTGACATTTTCTTTGTCACATAAGAGCTTACCTTTTTCAGCTTCACTTCGCCCTTACCTTCAATTCCAGACAGCTTTTTGCCATCTGTAAGACTTCTGGCGCGTGGAATAGATTCATAGCTGAGATTAACCTCTGCTTTCACAGCTTCCGCCTCTGCCATGTAATCTCCGTCAACCCAAAGTTCTCCATAAGCTCCATTAAACACCTGGTCAGAAGTATATCCATTCATCTACCATTTCCTCCTTATCCGATGTAAATATCAAGGTCAATATCTTCGATTGCATCCAGGATGCTGATTACCGCCTTCAGGAATACTTTACTTCCTGTATTAGCCTGCTTAATCTCATCGTCTGTGCATTCTTCCAGCTTCTTTTCTTCTCCGTCTACTACTACGGTACCACCTTTGGAAGAAAAATAGCTTCTCTGTGCATCTACATCGATCTCACATTTTCCGGAAGCCAGCACACCATCCTGGATCAGTCCAGCAAAGTAGCTGTTTACAGCTGTAAGCAGCAGGCACTTGTTGTCATAACTGTTTGCATATTTACCGATGTAAGAATCCTGTGCGGTCAAACGGATATCATCCTTGATCATGTCCATAGTATCGACCACTTTAATCTTCTTAAAGCTTTCACCTTTTGTTCCGGTTGTAGTCACAAAAGAGTTTACAGCGCGGCAAACTTTCACTTTTTCTCCGTCCCACATAAAGACAAATTTGCCTGCATCCACGGCTGCATCAAGGTCAGACGCGCTCATACGGTCGCAGTCTGTCATTTCTGTCAGCGGTGCATATGTACAGGACATAGTCAGCGGAGTTCCGCAGATTATACCCGCTACTCTTGCACACATATCCTCAGCACTGTACTCAGTATCACCATTTACACATCCGGCTGTTACATTTACAATTCCCTCACAGTCCGATGCAGAATTTGGCAATACGGCCTTATATGTCAGTCCTGCTGTTCTCTGGCTCTTGATCCAGGATGCTACAATTGCCGCTTTCTGATCCGTTTCTACACTTGGGATAACCAGATAGTCCCATTTCTGTGTTGCAAAATATGTCAGCGCATCGGTATAGCCTGTGGTTTCCACTGATGCGCTGGTAATCACATGCAGCAGAATCTTTCTTGGTGCTGTCTGATAGCCCATTAATGCCTGCTCCACTGCAGTTTTATTCGCAGTTGATAATGTATCTGGAATATCTGTCACTGAGTAAACTGTATAGTCTGCCTTTGTTACTGCGCTTTCTTTCAGCAGCATTGCGATAATGCCACGCTCACCTCTCTGGATCGCTGTAGCAGATTTTTCAATAAATGCAATATTTACGCTTGGTGCGCCCATTTAGTTATCTCCCTTCTTTTCCATTGATACCGCCAGTGTTTCTGCTACCGGCTCCGCCTCAATGCGTTCTTTATGTTCATACCAATCAAATCCAACCGTCACCTGCAGAATGTTAAGATATTCGCCTATAAACTCAAAGGACATCTCACCCACCAGCAGCTTTCTGTCTCCTACTGGCAGTGTCATCCCAAATGCTTCCCTTATTTTGTCATAGATTGACAAGCACAGTTCTTCATCATGGGACTGTTCCAGCAACGTAACTTTAAATGTTGCCCCACTCTGCGAAAAGCTTTTGCTTTCATGGCTATATCCATGTGGTATGATCTCTGTAAAAAAAGCGGGTCTTGTATATCCGTCTACCGTATCATTCCCATACACCTTAATTTCTGGAAATGTCCGGCTTACCACTTCATTACAGGCTCGCTTCAATTCTGTGATTTTAATCATAATTTGTGTTCCTTTAGCATCTTATCCACATATTCCTCAACCAATTGTGGATACTTTTCATGCCACTCATTACGTGTCCGCTCGCAGTAATGCTTTCCGGGTACAAATCCCCGGTTTTCGATCTTAAACGTGACACCCTTAATTTTTCTCGGCTTTTTTTGCCTTGTTTCAGCCTTAGATGACTGTGCCCGGTTCTGGATATAAGCCGCATAGCTTGATACTGGAATCTTTTTAACATGTCCATTTTCTACTAGGTGGAAGTGTGGGGACTTATTCATTACATTTACGCGGACTGTATAACCCGTAAACTGTGTTTTATCCCGTTCCCTTTTCCAGTTCTTTGAAAACGGCCGTTTGCCCCTGTCATAACTTGCTGGAAACTTTTTATTGACCTCTTTTGTAAACTGCCCCGCCAGGTTGTAAATTTTTTTGGAGGTTTCTTCCGGATACTGTGCAACACACTTGGCAATGTCTTCCTGCAGCTCATCCAGCCCAGTAAATTTAAAGCCTGTATCACTCATAAAATCACCTTATTTTTCGATTCCGTACAATAAATTTCCAGTGCTACATTGTCCTCATTTATATTGATGATCGAGTTTATTTCAAACTGCCGCCCGTTATAGACCAAAATATCCTTTTCTGTGATGTCCTGTCTGTATCTGATGGTAATCTTATATTGCAATGCATTGGCATCTTTGTAGTATTCCAAAAACTCCGTACCTCTGCTGGGCTTCAATTCCGCCCAGACCGTGGTTTTCTTCACCAGGCGGACCTTTTTACCGCCCAGTGAAGAATCCTCTTCCTGATACCCATATACAGTAACTTTTTTTCTTAACCTTCCAGAGTCCAGTATATACATAAGATCCTCCTACAAAAGATTTGTGCAGTGCATATTCAGTATGCTTTCCACCGTCCTGTTTGGGCTTCCTTTAACCGCCGGTGTCATGTCCCTATTGGTGTAAAAATCTCCTGCCAGGCAGCATACAGCAGGGACTATATCCGGATATGCATCCACCTCATCCTCTGTCAGTCCTGTATAAGACTTAACATAGCTTTTTGCAGCTTCCAGGAACCCGGCCATTGTCTTTTTTTCTTCCTCGTCCAGATCATCCGGCATTATTCGCAGATACTCTGCAATATCCTCTACTGTAAGCTCACTGACCTTCACTTTTTACCTCCTTATGATGCCTTCATTGTTAATGTAGCCATTTTCTGGCTGTCTGTAACTTTGGAGTCCAGTTCAAGCCATGCAACTACGCCAACTGCGTGCTGAGTCGCGTACTTCTCCTGAAGCACCTGGATCTGAATGTTTTCGCGAACATTTACAGACAGGCCGCTCAGATCACCATACAATACCGTCTTTGCACTTGCTGCCATTACCGGCATATAGTCAGATACATATACAGGCTTTCCTAACAGGCGGTATGGGAACTCTCCTGTGATGTCATCCTGTAAAAGATAGCGGTTGTTTCCATCTTTCAGTTTGCGGAAGGCTGTAAAAGTAGCCGGATTTACAACCCAGCAAGCATTTTTCTGGTATTCCTGCTTTACAGATGCCTGGACTGTGATCAGTTCGTCCATGGTAATAGCAGTAGCAGACGCAGCCTCTACTGTATTTTCCACATCCAAAGCGCCCTGGGCTTTTCCAGAGGTTCCGATCAGCAGTTCTTTTTCAATAAATGCTGCAATTTCTTTCGCCATCTCATTTACAATAAAGCTTACTACATCCACCTGGGCATTGTTTACTACCGTCTTGCCAATCAGAGTTAATGCACCTACCAGATATCCGCTCAGGTCAATACTAGTGAATTTTCCAGAATCTGCGGTAATCTCTGTAAATTCTTCCTGGTAGCCAACCTTAATGCCATGTGTTGAATTAGCCTTTCCCCATACCGGGATCTTAAGGGTACCATTCACATGATAAATTGTTGCCTTTGCATAAATAGGGCAGATATCACGCACTGTGTTGATGATTCGGTTCGCAATGGTGGTCGGGACGATCGCACCGTTGTTGCCCATTGTCAGGTTCTGCTCCCCGGCTCTGGTTTCTAACTGCTGCTCTCCGCAGCAGCTACGGATATAGTTAGCAAATGCTCTCTCTTCCTTTTCTGCCTGCTCTTTTTCAGTCAGATCTTCTTTTTTGTCTTTTCTGGCATTTTTCATCTTCAGATCTCTGGCACGTTCCATCTTTTCAATGGTTGCATCAAGAGTTTTTACTTTTCCTTCCAGCTCATCAAATTTAACATCTTCCTCTGGGGTAAATGCCCTTTTTTCAGTCTCTGCAGTGTTTGTGAGGTCATTCATCTCCTGCACCAGGTCTGCCCTCTGCTCGATCAGGCTCTTTAAATCATCCGCTCTTCTCTGCATCCACTTCTTTGCTTTTGCTTTTCTTCTCATTTTTCGCTCTCCTTTGCTAAGTTCTTAATGCGTTCTCTGTACTTGCTATAGTCAACAGTTTCTTTCGGTGTTTCAACCTTAGCATATTCCGCCCTGACTTCCAGTGGTTCCGGTGTCAGCAGTTCTGTGCCCTCTGCCCTTGTCTCTACGCTTGTCCCTGCATAGCAAGGCATTTTCTTTTCATCGATCAATGACACCTCTACCAGCTGCATATCCTCAATGTACCGACGTTTCATGCCACTTGTGAGATCTTCCTCACTGGCATCTTTTTCATAAAATCCAAATGACCAGCCACGCAGTTTTTTGTCTCTTGCTTTCTGGATCACTTCCAGATCCGTGATCTCTGCTCTTGCTTTCAAGCCAATCGCATCCTCGCAAAGGCTTAAATTTGTCTGTGTGGATCCCAGCCTCCTGTTTTCGTCATGGTCCAGAAGCAGATCCACCTCATTGCGTTCCAGTGCCCTTTTAAATGCACCTGGTACAATCTGCTCCACAAACCTCTGACCGGTCTTTTTATCCCGCATCGGTCTAGAATCCCTGGCTACTGCGTTTACATAGCCTTCGATCAGCACGCTGTCGGCTCTTAACTCAATCCTCACTATTTTCACCTTCTTTCTTTATCTGACCTATTCCGCCTGTTTCTCCTGTGTTCGGAGTGTAAAACTGCTTTGTTTTCGGATCAAAAAGAACATCCTGCAGGCCCAGGCGTACAAAGTCTAATCCCAGCGGCGGATAATTCTCTTTCCTTCGTATCTCATCAATCTGCAGAAAGCCATTTTTACTGGCAGTCTCGTATGCTTTAAAGCGCTTTTCAATATCGCCTTTTGTCAGCTCTGATGTATCAGCAGCAAAAAAATAAGACCCTTTTTCTCTTTCCAGAAGTAGGTCTCTGTTTAATGCACATTCAAATTCTTTCAATATCGGATTCAAGCAGAACTGTACAAAATCTGCCCGGTCCTGTTCTGTGGCTTTGCCGCTTATGATCGCAGTTGGCATTCCGAATATCTTACAGATTTCATCGGAATTGGTCTTTTTGTTTTCGTTCAACTGCATTTCAACTGATGTGTTGCTTGCTTCCTGGAATTCCAGACCGTTGTTAAGGACCACCACGCTCTCTGTGTTGTTTGCATAAAGCTTACGCCATGCTTCCTTTAACCGTTTGATCACGCCATCATCCAGTTTGTTCTGAGCTTTCAAAAAGCCCTTTTTATTTCCTCCAGTCTTCACCAGATTCTTTTCAAATTTCAGTGAATTGTACGCAACACTGATCACCTCACTATTTTCATCAACTACGCTTTTTCCAGACCATCCATTTTCCGTATTTCGAAGCAATTTCAAAAATTCAAATGGTTTATACGATATTCCCTGCACCAGGATGTCATACTCTTTAAATATTGGATCTGGAACATACATAAAAGCTACCTCAGCCTCTTGTACATAGTGGAGTGATTCAACCTCTATCCCATTCTTGTTGATATAGGCATATCCGCCTTTTCCCAGCAGGTAATCTTTGACCATAGCACGCTTAAATTGCACTCCGTCCAGCGTGTCTCCTGTATCATCGTTTAACAGCTTTGTTCTCTTATCACCTTTTATCTCTTCAAGTTGTTCATTTTCCACTTTGTACAGCCTGATCGGTATCGTTGATATGCTTTCGGCAATCTTGTCCACACATGACGCAAACGTTGGTACGTTCATTGCCTGTGCTTTTGTGATGTACTCATCTGACAAGCTTGCTGCCAGAAGCGCATCCTCCTGCGATTCCGTTTCTGTCTTTTCTGCTGGATCCGCCCTTTTTCTAAATGGCCACACTTACATTTCCCCTTTCGTTTGTTGTACCGGTGCAACTCAGCAGATCTGCACCACAAAATCATTGCCACCATACAGTAAATCTTGCTGTAGAAGATAAACAGCATTGATCAGTGATACGACCATATCCACTTTACCGGCCGATTTTTTCTTATTTACATATTTATTCAGATTTGTATCTTCTGTGCATCGGGCATTCTGGAAATTGATCTCTAAAAGTCGGTTGGCATCATAGGCAAATTTTTGCCCTAAAACTGCCTCTTTCAGTAGCTTTGTCGGCATATGCAGCACTGAGCTATGCTGTTTGATCTCTACACAGGTTATTCCCGCTTCTTCCAGCTTTTGTACAGTGCTTATAGCATTCCAGCGGTCATACCCAACTTGTTGTATTTCTACCCCGTAAGTTTCTTCCAACGTCAGGATGTACCGTTCTACTGTGCTGTAATCCACGACTTCGTCACCACATGCCATGCATTCTCCTGCTGCTTCCGCTCGTTTATAGTCTACCTTTTCCTTCATGCTCTTAATATCTCTCTTGGCTTCCGGAAGAAAGCCCATAACTCTGGCATAAATGGTATTCTCTTCTCTTGTAGCCATTGCTACAGCTGTGTTGTCCTCTGTCTGAGACAGATCCAGGCCAACCCACACCCGGCGTCCTTTCCACCACGCTGGATCTGAAGCTCTACGGCATGCTCTGACTTTTTGAATATCAATAAAGCCCTCTACTCCAAGCCCTTTGTAAAGAATATTACAATGCTTACATAAAAAGTTTTCACGCTTATTCTCGTACAATATGGCAAGCGCACGTTTTTTTTGTAGTGCTTCAAAGATATACTCGTGTGTAGCGGCTACCGGGTTGCTCTGATAGATAACTCTGTCATCTTTCATCCATATATCGCCCTGTTGCAGTTCATTATCCGGCTCATAAAGTAATGCAAATGTCCTACGGTCTTCCAGCAGTCCATCCAGTATCTTTTTGGCAATATCAATCTCATCTATCATCACATTATTGTCGTTAGGGTACTGAGTGCTGATTATGATGCCTAATTTATTAAACAATGTGATCTGTGATGAGCGCATGGCTTCCACAGGATATTCATCCAGGGCACCGGCTTCATCTGCCAAAAACGCATTTGCCAATTTTCCATCCATTCCGTCCTGACTATATGCC